GAAGAAGCTGGCGAAACACCTGAAGAGGAAGACGCTGAGAAGAAGAAAGATCTCAAGCCTTTCTCCGCAGATGTAGCCACCGTATCTGAAGCCGCTATTGAAGAAGCACCGGAAGCTGAAAGCGCTACCGAAACCCCTAATGTTATCGTAGAGGAATTCTCTACAACAGATTCTATCACAGAAAGTTCGGAGGAACCAGTGACCGCCTCTAACACCCCAAGCGAGCTTGAATTCGAAGCTCCAGCAGAACTACGTCCTGCTCCTAAGGCAGTTGCTCCGGTTGTAATTACCGCTGGCGCTGACCTTCCCGGAATCACCGCTGGTTCCGAGTTCTCCAGCATCTCTGAGGTTGCTCAGGCAATCCTTTCCCGCAAGCACGGCATGGGCCGCACTTCCGGTGGAGACGGCGAACAGCACACCGTTGCTACGTTCTCCACTACGTTCCCGTCGAACCGTATGCTCAACGCAAACGACATTGAGGGTAACCGCTCCAAGATCAACGCAGTTGTAGCTCCTGAAGCTATCCTTGCTGCTGGTGGTCTTACAGCACCGGTCGAGACTTCCTACGACATCTTCGAGCTTGGCGAGACTTCTGTCCGCCCAGTCCGTGATGCTCTTGCAGTCTTCGGTGCAGACCGTGGCGGACTCCGCTTTATGACTCCTCCGGTTCTCTCTGATCTTGCGGGTGCTGTATCCGTATGGACCATGCAGGACGACATCGATGCTTCCACCCCGGAACTGCCGAACCCTGTCAAGCCCGCTCTCCGCGTTGCTGCTGGCGTTGAAGTTACCGTCTACACAGACGCTATCCCGCTCATCCTTACCTTCGGTAACCTCTCTTCACGCGCATACCCTGAGCTTGTCGAGCGCCACACACAGCTTGGTATGGTCCAGCAGGCACGTTTCGCTGAGACTCGCCTTCTTACCCGCATCGGTGCCCTATCTACACAGGTTACCGCTGCTGCTCAGCTTGGTGCTGCTCGCGACATCTTCGTTCAGATCGAACAGGCCGCTGCTGCTTACCGTAGCCGTTACCGCCTTGATCCGACCGCTCCGCTCCGTGTTATCTTCCCTGAGTGGTTCAAGAATGCACTCCGTGCAGACCTGACCAAGCAGCTTCCGGGTGACGGTCGCGACGGTACTTTCAACCTCGGTGAGGCTGAAATCGGCAAGTGGTTCACCACTCGCAACATCAACGTGTCTTGGCACCTTGATGGAGAGGCAGGCCAGATCTTCGGAGCACAGGCTGATGGCGCTCTTCTTGGCTTCCCGGCCAATGTCATCTGGTACCTCTTCTCTGAGGGTACTTTCCTCTTCCTTGATGGCGGAACTCTTGACCTCGGAATCGTACGCGACTCCACACTCAACGGCACTAACGACTACAAGATCTTCCTTGAGACCTTTGAAGGCGTTGCCAAGGTTGGCGTAGAATCCCTACGCGTAACTTCCGCCCTCGCAATCAAGGGTTCCTCTTCTGGAACCACTACGGTTGCAGGCTAGTAGTAACTCAATAGTAACAGTAGCTGGACTCAGAATACCTAAGGATACCATATGGCACGCAGTAACACAACCCTAGTCCCCACAGCGGGACTTGAGGTCGCCCCCTACGGCATTCTGAGTCCAGCTACCACTACGTACGACCACAACGACAGCTTCTGGAACTCGGGCGTTACATACGAGAACCTAGACGCTGGAGTGGTAGTAGCTAATGGCTCCATTCTTGGAGCCAACCCAATCGAGACCGTGACTGTCATTGACAACAGTGCTTCCAAAGATCACTTCAAGACATACTACCCTTTCGATGTCAAAGCTTCCATAAAGGTTTCCACTATGGGAACCAACCCGAGTGAGATTGAAGCCAGCGCGAAGAATGCGCTGGATATCGTGATGCAGAAGGCAATTGAGATTGAATTCTGGAATGGCGATATATCAAAACTTCTTGACTCAGCTAACGATAACAGATACCTCGCTTCGGCGAAATCTGTTGATGTTACCCCCACTGCTGGAACAGGTGTCAAGGTCCGTTACGGGCTTGGACTTCTGGAAGAAGCACTAGGGAACGCCTCACTCGGATCGGCAGGAGTTATCCACGTCCCTCGGGTCGTAGGCTCCGTCCTGAAGCTCCACAACGATGGTAAGAAGCTTATCACTCCCCTTGGAAACTCAGTTGTTTCCGGTGTTGGTTACTCGAAAAAGGGTCCGACAGGGGCCGTGGCAGGCGCTAACAATGCGTGGCTATACGCTACCGGACCTGTCTCCGTTCGCGTCGGCCCGACCGTTGTCACACCGGGAAAGCTTAACCAAGCTGTCAACACCCAGATCAATGATATCGAGTATTTCGTTGACGGGTCCGCAGCAGTCACATGGTCTACCACAAACTCGTACGCAGTACTAGTTGACCTTACACTAGATTACGCATAATTAGGAGATATACTAATGGCACAAGACAACGCTTCCAGCGTTACGGGGATCGCGATCCGTCTTACACGACTAGACGCAGCCGGTGTCCCCGTAATTGGACCAAGCGCTTCATACGTTACAAAGAAGTTCGTCTCTCTCGGATTCACCCCTGAATACGAGTCTGGCGACGAATTCACTACCAAGGCCGCTAACGGCACAGTGTGTGTTTCTTGGAAGGCACCTGACACCCTCAAGCGCGTCACCCTCAGCATTGGCATCTGTGACCCGGACCCTGAGTTCAGCGAAATGATTGCTGGCGGTACCTTGCTGTCTGCTGGTGGACTGTCCGTTGGCTATAAGGCCCCTATCGTAGGTACTGACGCCACACCTAATGGTGTAGCTGTCGAGGTATGGTCTATCGCTAACGTTTCTGGCCGTCAGGCCGCTATCAACCCGTACTGGCAGTGGGTATTCCCATACGCACAGATGCACCTAGCCGGTGAGCGCATGATCGGTAACGACATCCTCGCTACGCACTTCGAAGGCTGGGGCGTGGGAAACGTTGGGTTCGGTGATGGACCGGCTGCACCACTATGGCCGTTCGCATCCGACTCGCCTGTCGCGTACGCCCGCACCACAACCATCCCTGTGGGGACTGGCTACCAAGCAGTAGTATAACCAAATCGCTACAAATTACTGGCTGGTCTCACATGAGGCCAGCCAGTCTTGTCTCTACACTATGGTATAATTGACTGAAAGAGCATTGGAGAGAAAATGGCTACCTTATGGATTAGCGCAGCGGATACTATTGACCCTACTGGGCCATACACTGATTCTGCTGTCCAGTTCGCCAGCTTCATTCTCTATAAGCTCTCAGGTGAGAAGTACACCGGGGTTCAGACTGTAACTGAAGTGTATACCTCAGACATAATGGCACCGGTATCAACCAACCCATACCTTATTTCTGGAAATGTGTACAACATCGCTAAAGGTACTGAAGGTCTGAGAAACCTACGACTTCAGCAGACACCTGTAAGATCAGTACAATCTGTAGTGCATCTGGGACGCCAACTTGGTACGTCTGAATTTTCCTTAAGAAATAACAGCTATCTAGTGAGACATAATTCCCTTCCATGGATACTAAACCCTGTGATGGAGCTATCGGTTACATACACATTTGGTACCCCGCCGCCAGCAGCGGGTAAGCGGGCAGCAATCCGACTGGCAAATGAACTAATACTCTCTGATAAGGGGTCGGCTAACTGCTCACTCCCAGAGCGCATCTCGTCAGTAAGCCGTCAAGGTGTATCATACACTATCATGGACCCTCAGAGTTTTATCGATAACGGTAAGGTAGGGATCTACGAGATTGATCTCTTCCTTGCAGCAGCAAACCCATCCAAGGCTAAGAAAAGGCCTAAAGTGTTCTTGGCCGGATCGACAAGAGCAGAGAGAGTTAACTAATATGAGTGAAACAGACCCCTTCGCGGCACCGGAGTACACCGGCCCAGTTGTAGAGGAAGCAAGAGTACCCCTCGCAGAGACTGTAGAGGCCCCTGTAGAGGCCCAGAACGCCCCTCAGACTCCCGAACAGGTCGTCCCTGCGGGATCGGTCAAGGAAGTGCTTGCATGGGTCTCAGAAGACCCTACAAGGGCTAAGGCAGCACTCGATGTGGAGACCTCTGGGGATAACCGAAAGACTCTCATCAAAGAACTAAACGTAATCCTCAATAAGTAACTAACGGAGAATCGCTATGCTAGACCCACAAGAGTTTGTCCAGATAGCGGACCTTATTCTCAACACAGTTGTAGCGACGTATGCCGACCATCAGATAGCTCTACCAGAGAGAAGATATCTGGCAGTCGGTGGGCAGGGAAGCACTGTTCACGATTGTGAACAAGTGACAGTTTCCTTTGAGCAAGGGTACTCGGGTCGTCCGGGTGCTCAGGCTCAGGAACCTGTAAAATGTAATTCCCTTAGAACCGGCGTCTACATAGTTGAAGTAGTCCGCGCCCTCCCGTCGCCCAACACGTCTGTCGCTAATGCCACAACACTGGTACCGTCTCGGTACGGGCAAGTCACTACAGGTGTTGAGATCCTCCCAGCCGATGTGCAGAGCGCTCATGCCCGTAAGCAGATGGTTGACGCTATGCTCCTGATGGATGCTGGTTTGCGGTCTGGAGAGACAACCATAGTTGGGTCTCTTGCTGACGTATCGGCGGGCCAGCCTCAAGGAGGCTATCAGGCGATAACACTTGTACTGACAACCTCCGCAGTTACGGCGTATACAGGCTAATGGCTATCTTCGTCATGGATGAGGCCGCATATAAGGAGCTAACACGCTCCCCTACAGGAGAGGTAGGCAGGTACCTCATCGTAGTGAGTGCAAAATTGAAATACTTGGCAAAGTATCAGGCTGGTAAGAAGACTGGAGCACTATCGAACTCGATAAACTACCGACTGACACGTGATTCTCGTGGGCTGGTGGCTCTAGTCGGATCTGATAATCGGGTAGCGCTCATGCACCATAACGGAACCCGCCCTCACATCATCATGCCAAGACACGCACAAACACTTCGCTTCTATTCTCATGGTAGAATAGTGTATAGCAAGCTTGTTCACCATCCGGGAACAAAGCCTAATAGGTATCTGACAGATAACCTAGGACCAGTAATTCGACAATTGTAGCAACGACATTAGGATACACCATGGCAGCACGTAAGATCAAGTCCTTCGTCTCTGAGACTGAAGAAGCACCAGTAGAGCCAATCGAGTTCGAACTGATTAAGGGTGAGACCCTTGAAGCATACGGAGATGTCTCCGGAGCCGTCACACTGGAGTTCATTGCTGCTACCAGCGGTGACAACTCAGCAGGTGTTGCAAAGGGCCTCCTAGACTACCTCAAGGCGTCGATGGACGAAGAGAACTTTAAGCGCTTTGATACTATCATCAAAAGCCCAGACCACAAAATCAGCATTGAAAAGCTCTCAAATATCGTTGCATATTTGGTTGAGGAGCGTTCCTCGCGCCCTACGGAAGCGTCCTAGGAATAGGGCGCGACTTCATACGATGGTGGCCGTATATTGACGGCCACCATCTCCGTAAGGGGATAGACCTTAAAAAACTGTTCAATGAGTTGGGCAGTGAGAGGTCATTCAATATTATAGACGACATCCTTGTCGAAGAGGCCCTGAAGAACGCAGAGACAGAAGATACTCTGCTGAAGATTCGAACAGCCTTTGACAAGTTTTACACAGCCCGTGATACTGACAATCCGGAGGTTGAGTACGATTACTCGGAAATTGAGTATGCCGATCAGACTGAAGATGGGTATATAGGAATTCCGTTTGCCCCGTTGAATTAAGAGTTGGAGCACAGGTTGACAATCATAGGTTCGGCATATGTCGAGATACGCGCACTGGATACATATCTACGTCGTGACATTGATAATGCCATAAAGAAGATCAACGACGTAACGTTGGATCTTAGGGCAGATGTCAACCTTGCTCCAGTTCGTAGGCAAATTGATGAGCTTCGCGCCGAACTAAAAGCCAACCCGCTAAAGTTCTCTGCTGAGGTAGACAACAAGAACCTAATCTCCGGTCTTGCAGATGCTCACAAGCTGTACGAGGATAACCCACTACATATCGTATCACACACTGATACAACTCCAATGGAAACGGCTCTTCAGTCTATACGGGAGCGTTTCCGTGAGATGCCTTCTCACGTCAACGCCAATGCTAACACAGCCCGTGCAGAGGCACAACTTGAGACTGTATCTCGCAAAAGAACCGCAACTATAGCTGCGAAGATCAAGATCGACCCCGAGATCACAAAGGCTCTTCAGGCACTGAAGTACACAATGATGGGTGCGGTCCCTGCCCCTGCCATTCAGGAAGCTATTGCCGGGGTACTCGGGAACATTGAACAACTATCCATCGGTATGGCCAAGATGTCAACCAAGGTTGGCTCTGCTGGTGCTGCCCTCCTGACACTAGGTGCAAACGCATTCTCCGTTGCCGGTGACCTTGGCAGTCTTTCAGGCATTGTAGCGGCACTACCAGCGGCATTCTCTGGTATGCTCATCACACTTACTGCGTCGCATTTGGCGTGGAATAACTTCGGCAATGCTATGTCCTCAAACGCTAAGACTGCCGCAAAGGCTTTGGCGTTGCTCCCTCCCGAAGCACAGACTGCCGCCAAGTCTTTGAAGGGTCTTTGGGAGCAGGTAACCAAGCCAGCACAGAAGGCTTTCTGGGTTGAGATGGGTACGTCTCTTCAGGATACTGTAAAGAAGATGGTCCCAGTTGCCAAGGAGGGTTTCATTACAGTTGAAACCTCCCTAGGAAAAATGACTAAAACGGTTCTTCAATCCTTCGCCACTCTTGCGGGTAGCGGCGGACTAAAGATCCTCTTTGATAACGTTGGCTTAGGTCTCGATAAAGCCACTAAGGCTGTAACACCATTCTTTGACGCCATGAATCGCCTCAGTGTTACAGGATCTAAGTACCTCCCGATCTTCGGTGACTGGCTCGCCAAGTCTGCTGACAGATTTGACGCTTTCATCACCAAGGCAGATGAAGCCGGAAAGATCAATGTCTGGATCAACACTGCCGTTGCAAACCTCAAGGACCTAGGGGGCATTCTAGGCAGCACTGTAGATATCTTCGGTGGCTTGGTCAAGATCTCTGACATGTCAGGAGGCAAGGGTCTTCATGACATGGCAGATGGAATGAAGGATATTGCCAAGACAGTTAATGGGGAGCCTTTCACTTCCAGACTGGTCCTGATCCTAGAGGGTGCCCGTAAGGGTATGGATGCCCTTGGTGGAGGTCTCGGAAAGATCATGGATGTTGCCGGAAAATCGGCAGTTGCTCTTTCTGAATTCATGTCGATTGCTGGATCAGTTGGTGGGCAATTCCTTACCAATATCTCCAAAGTGTTTGATGGTACAGGGTTTGGTGACGGATTTGTAACCTTCCTATTTGCAGTACAGAAATCAATGAAGGACCTTGAGCCTACCTTCAGGAACTTCGGCGGGATCATGGGCGACTTCAGCCAGATCGCCTCTGTCGTACTTGTAAACATGGTTCCCGGCCTAAACAGTCTTTTTGAGACCCTAAAAGCGGTTATTGATGGACTCCGTGACGGGGTTGTCAAGACCATCCCTATCTTTAACGACTTTGTTCAGAATATTCTTGTTGTTGCCGCCCCAATTGCCATCACGTTAGCTCAGGCACTCGGTAATATTCTATCGTTCTTTGCATCCCTTCCATCGTTTGTCCAGAACGGCATCCTTACCTTTGGTCTCTTCCTTGTAGTACTTTCCAAGCTAAAGAAGATGTTTGGCGATACTGCCGATGGGGAGGTACAGAGGTTCGGAAAGGCCATGAACAACCTCGCCAAGGGTGACATGGAAGGCTTCAAGAAAGCCATGAACGAGTCCTCTGACGGTGCATTGGGCAAGTTCGGGCAAGCTCTTGCTAATACTAAGGAGAAGCTTAACAGTACCTTTGGTCCGGGTTCGCCTATTCATGACGGATTCAGCACTATCGGTATCTCAGCAGGGTATGCAAAAGATGCTGTGGTGAAGGCGTTCACAGGCATTAGCGATAGTGTAAAGCTTACTGGTATGTATATCGGTGACGGATTCAAGGCAACCTTCTCTCAGGTTGGCGACCAGATGAAGAAGCTAGCTGGCCCTGCCAAGGAGTTCGGGGCCATGATGAGGGCGGTCTTCGCTGAAGCTCTCCTCCCTCAAGAGGTACGTGACGGTTTCAAGCGTGTCGGAGCCAGTCTCGCTGAAGTAGCCAGAATCTACACAGGCTACTTCACTGCGGCCAAGGACTCCATTATTGGGATTGGGAAGTCGCTTGCATCCGCATTCCCAGCCAGCCTACTAGGCCCTGCACTTAAAGCTCTTCCGGCGGAAATCGGCCAGACAATGGTATGGGCTGGCCAAAAGGTGGCTGCTGGTGTAGCTGACATTGCTAAGACCCTCGCGGGACCAGCAGTCGGCTTTGCCATGGAAAAAATGAAGCAGGTCATTCAGGACCAATCCCTTTATGCTTCGAAGCGCCTTGAAGATATCGGCAAGGGCGTGCAGACGGCTGTTGAAGCTATCCAGAAGGCACCTGCTGCTGTCAAGAGTGCGCTCTCTACACTAGCATCATCAGCTTCTGATGCTTTTGGAAAGATCCGTGCTGAGGGTGCTAAGGTATTCAACAGCGCTATCCTTGCTGCTGCCATTAATCCCATGACTGCCCCATTTGTTCAGATGGCAGATGCTGCAAAGACTGCTGCCAGTACTGCGGCTGCACACATTAGCAATATGGCAACTGCTGTAGGTGCTGCGATAAACACTGCCACCGTCCCAGCTAGAGTGGCGTTTTCAGAACTTTCAACTGCCGCCAGTATTCACGCTGGTATTATAGCAGATAAGTTCCAGATTGCTGCATCAAGAGTCGGAGGGAACTTCTCTACGGCATTCTCCAATGCTGCCAAGGATCTTGCCAACGTTGGGGCAGGTATTTCCAATGCAATGGGAAGTGCATTCACCGGAGTAACTACTGCCGCGTCCACTGCTGCTAACGCCGTCAGAACCACTTTTACATCTGCCATGGGTGCCCTAAAGGAGAACTTTGCGCCTGCCGGTGCTGCAATTAGAGAGACCTTTTCTGGGCTTGGACAGATGCTGTCCCCTGCCGGAACTGCTCTTGGTGAGATTGGCACCGCTGCAAAAAACACTATGGGTGCCATCGGCACAGCAGCCGGATCAGGACTCAAGGGGGCGGCTTCTGGGCTTCTGGGAGTCCTTGGAGGACCGTGGGGCATTGCCCTTGCTGCGGCAACCACGGCCCTTACCATGTACGCCGACAGCCTTGCCGAGTCAAAGGCGAAGACTGATGCGCTGGCTGCATCTCTGGACCAAGGCTCAGCTACCATCACGGGTGCCACTAAGAAACTGCTGGCGTCCAACTCCCTTGACGGTGTGACAAATGACTGGGATAACTTCGTCCGTGGAGTGGCCCATGGGTCCAAATCCACTGAGGAATCTCTTGGAAAGCTTGGAACATCTACTCAGCAGTATGTGGACAAGTTGGCGGACTCTTCCAGCCGAGACAGCTATGTCAAGGGAATGGATGATATTGCTACCGCAATGCGTCGTGGACGCCCGGTTACGGACCAGATGGCTGCGGCTATTGGGTCAACCAAAGAAGCCCTGAAGGGCGTTAATGGCAATGACATGGCCCACCTTGCCGAGAAGGCCAAAAATGCTGCTAAGGAGCTTAGCGACGCTGAAGAAAAGGTTCGCAAGCTTGGAGAAGCCACCGGAACTTCCAGCGTGCAAGCACAGATACTTTCAAAAAACTACGATGTACTGGCCAGTACGACGAGTTCTGCTTCGGATAAATTCAGTGCATTGAAGCAGAACCTTGATCTTCTCAACCAAAGCACCGAGGCTAAGAATAACAAAGCCAGTGTAAGTGTTAATGCTGAGAAAGCCTACCAGCAGACTCTTTCGGACACGAAGACTGCCCTTGATGAGGTCATCAAAAAGAATGACGGGCTGGTAGGAAACCTCTACACAGTCGGTAAGGGCTTCGACCTGACCTCACAGGCAGGTCGTGACCTCCACACTGCCCTTGACGGACAATCTGATGCGATCCTCAAAATCGGCACCGCCGCAATGGATCAGGCGCTGAAGGCTGGTAAGAGCACCACAGAGGCTAATGCCATAGCAGTAGCGGCAATGGCCCCCGGTGTGGCAAACCTGCGTGACACCATGGCAAAGATCGGCCTCAGTGCGCCACAGATTGATGCTGTTATCAAGAGCTTCGGACTGATGCCCGACCAGATCAAAACAGCTATCAGTGTTGACGGTGCCGAGGAGGCCCAAAAGAAGATCCTCCTCACCAAGCTTGCGGCAGATACCTTCACTTCGGGTAACTTCAAAGCAACCCTAGGTGCGCTACCTGATGACGCAAAAGCCGCTATTGCTGCCGTTACCGGTAAGGGTAAAGAGTTCGCTGACGGAAACTACCAAGCTGTTCTTGACGCGCTTGACAAGACTGGGGTTCCGAAGGAGCAAGCCCTTGCTGCACTGCTCGCGGTCAGTAATGGTGATTACACTTCATTCCTCAAGGCTATGAACATTACAGGGCCTGCGGCTGAGGAGGCAAAGAAGACTATTGCGCTAGTTCTCGGTAAGTCTGTTGATCTTAAAGCAGTCGATGGTGTCAGCCCGATTGCTGCCCAAGCAAGGCAAGCTATCGACACCGTAAAGGATAAGACGGTCACTATTCTGTCGCTTTTCCGTACATCGGGTACACCCGGAGACCCTTCATCCGACACTGACGGTATTCCAGCAAGCCTTAAAAGAGCTAATGGTGGATTGACGCTCCCATCGGGAGCAGAAATGTTTGCTAATGGTGGATTCAGCAACCTAAAGTCATTCGCTGGAGGCGGTCTTGAAAACCACATAGCACAGATTTCGGCGGGACAGACACCCTTTAGAGTATGGTCGGAGCCAGAAACTGGGGGAGAGGCTTATATACCTCTAAGCCCCGCCAAGCGTCCAAGGTCCCTGAAGATTCTTGATCAGGTAGCAGAAATGTTTGGATTCTCTTTGGTGAGGAAACTTAGATTTGCAAATGGCGGCATTATGGCTGCTATGCCCAAAAGTACACCGTCCCCGAGATCAGTCCAGTCGGCATCTGTCGATCAGATTGTCCGTCAGTCGGCTACTGGTTCGTCGTCCCCCACCGTTATCACAAACATCTACCCGTCTCAGGGCCTCAATGAGGAGCAGATCGGTGAATCGGCTGCGAACTACATGTACTGGAAACTCTCAACTTCGAATCTAGGATAGACGATGCATCTCAAGAATGACAAAATCGTAGTGACGATAAAGAACACCATTTTTCGGTCGGATATGGTTGCCCCCTTTGGGCAATTCGTTCTAGACCCTACAGCTATGGTTGGATGGACTGACGGTACGGCTGCAAGGCGCAATAACACTGTGCGCCCTGTAACCAGTGGTGACTTTACCGAACCCTACACACTCTCATCCAGACTAATTTCTATCTCTGGTACAGCCATTGCCAGCAATGCTGGTCAACTCCAGCAGATGAGGGACCAGTTTGTTGGGTTGCTTCAAGAACGAGAGTATGTGGAAATCTCGGTTGAGACTTCCGCTGGACTCCGTTATGCCACAGTTGGCTTGGAAGGGACACCTGCGTTTACAAAGCACCTTGATAATGTGGCATCGTTCAAGCTGGACCTATACGCACCGGACGCTCACGTCTATGGTGTCGAGCGAGTTGTAAATGTTGGGTCTAGCACTTCTGCGGGTGGTGGGATAAAGACCCCCCTAAGCTACCCCCTAAACTACAATGTACAGAACCCTAATCAGACTGACTCTACCGTAACTAATAGGGGTAATGCCCCAGCGTGGCCTAAGTTTATTGTGGCAGGTGATTACTACTCCGGGTTCACCCTAACGGACGGTGGTGACAAGCGCATCACTTACAACGGAATGGTGACAACTAGCTCTCCTGTAATAATCGACACGGCTAGAGGGGTTGCCCTGCAAGGCGGTACAGACAGGAGTGTCTATGTCTCTGAGAGAGGATGGTTCTCTATCGCCCCCAACGAAACGATTAGACCTACGTTCAAGCCAATTCAAGCCGCTAGCGGCTGGTGTGATATAATGATACGAGATACTTTCATATAAAGTATAGAAAATGAGGAATGACAGATGACTTCAGGTTGGGGCGTAGACGCCACCGTAAACGGTTCCGGAGTAGTTACTTCAGGAACAGAAGCAGCCGACGTACGAAAAGTCTGGGGAGCACTATACACTCCGGGTGTCATTTCGGGCGCACTGGTTAGCGGAGTAGCTAGCGCTATGCAGTACACTATTACTACTGGTGTAGTAGCGATTAAGTCTGCTGTCGGCGAAATCACTATGACCCCTATTCCGGGTGTGACCCTGACAGTAGCCACACCGCCCTCTACCGGCTCTAGAATCGACGTGATCTTCGCGGAGCAACGTGTCCCTGCTTCTGGAGACTCCTACGCGATCTACCGCTCCTTGTCTTTCGCTGACTCGGCGTCTGTCAGTCTTCCGGCCAACACACAAGAGGTCCGCCGATACCAAGTCAATGCTGGACCGGCCAACACAAATGCGGCCATCCCTATTGATAACGTAGCCTACTCTATCCCGTACGGTGCAACGCTTGGGCAACTGCACTACTATCAGCATACCCTTACCGGACTTGGAGGACCACTCCCACAGTTCCAGAGGTACGGGTTCGGGTCGTTCTGGCTTCCGACTGATAGGCTCGTACGCTTCAAGATCTTCGCGGTGCTGGGTGCGTCCGGTGCGTCCGGATTTGATAATTCCAAGTATTGCGAGTACGGGTTCATACCTAACATTAACAACGGCGATTTTGTTCTGTGGTCTACTGGAGGCCTCCACCAAGCGTGGCAGTCACACTACTTCGAAGCCACTGTCACGGCACCACAGGGTCTCAATACCTGTAACATCCTCTTCACAAAGATTGTTGGACCCGGTACTCCTGTAGCATACTACGGCACAGGCGGGGACGGCTATGGCCGTAGGGGTATTGAATTTACGGTTGAAGACATCGGGCCGGTTGTATAGTGTGGAC